AACTGATCTCCATAAACTTGTGTAGATGAATAGACATCAAGTGTAACATTCATATCAGTTATCTCTTGCATAGCTCTTAGTAAAACATTTAAACCACGCCATGGAGTACAATGATGAATTAACTTAATTGGTTCACCTTTTTGATAGACCTTTCTTTGTGGAAAGAAATCTATTCCATTTTTAATCACAACTGATTTATCTGTAGGTATATCAAAAAAATATCTAAATTTTTCATAATTCCAATGACTGTTAAAAACATACCAATCATACTCATTATGTCTCTTTTTATTTCTAAAAAACTCTTGTAAATTAGGTTGATCCCAAGAATTTTTTTGCCACAATATATTTAATTTATTAGGATCAATTGGAACTTTACCTGGTATAGAAGTACATATTTGAACTTTATCTAAGACATCTTTTGAAACATGCTTTTGAAGCATTTCCATCTGTAGCTCAGTAGCACCTCTTGGTTGCATTATTTTTTAGTTTCAATACCCAAAGGTATTTTAGTGACTTTAATTTCTAAGTCCTGTCTAAAATCATCATGGGTTGTATCTGTTTGAGGGTCCGCAACATCAGCATCAAATTCTTCTTTTGATGCATAAATTTTTCCTGTTCTTTTGTGTTTTATAATTTCTTTAGCTTCTGCTGGTATTTCTGGTATATCACTCATATTATCTCCCTTGTCGATTATATTTCTTATACGATCTTTTTTCGGATTTTGAAAGTCTTTTTTTATGCCTTCTTGGTCTTTTTCTAGGTTTAGGTCTTGGTACAAAATCTTTAAATTTTCTTTTAGCCATTTATAAACCACGCTAATATAACAAATCTTTTGCCGTTTAAAAGTTCTGTCACTTGATGTTTTAAAGCTGCATCAAATGAAACCATTTTACCTATTTCAGGTTCAACCCAATATTCTCTTATTTGAGTTCTGCCCCCACCATAGTCAGCATTAAGATATGTGATTGTTGTTTGATTATAATAGATGGTGTCATCATGCCAAGGATGAGACTCTCCTAAATCCCAACTAATTAATTCAATATTTTTTAATTTTTTTGTAGGATGAATTTTTTTATAAAGATTTACAATATCTGTAATCTTTTGATCATTTATTTCTGGATTTTGTAAATCAATTATAAGTCTTTTTTTAAATACTTTAGTTTTAGATTTGTTGTTTTCAAAAAAAGATATTAAGTAATCACATGTATTTTTACTTAAAAAATTTGGTATAACAATCATTAACCATTTTCCTGAGATCTGTCTATTTGTGCATAACTTATTACACCTTGAATTACGTTGCCTCCTGTGGCTGCTTGAACTGTAATTGCATCACCTGCTTCTAAATTTAATCCTTGAGGTGTAGCATTAGTTTGTGACTTAGCAGCCAAATCATCTCTAAAAAATTCATACTCTGTATTAGAATCAGAAGAATCAACAAAATTCATATTTACTAAAATAGCTGATGAAGCATCGCTGTTTGAACAATAAACGCTTTTAATAATTACTGTTGCATTTGAGGGGCAGGTAAATACAGTAGTCTTTCCTGTGCTTGCTTGTTTAAAACCTTGATTTTTATATCTAATTGTCATGATAAAAAATAGTTAAATGCGTCTTGTTCATTTTTTAATTCTTGTTGATAAGAAGTGTTTAACTTATCTTTTAAAGTTTGTAAAGATTGAGCAACTTGTCTTTGATTATCTTGTGTATAAGTAGGTGTAGGTTCAGGTATTACAATATCAACTCTTGCCATTATCTCATTCCATCTGGTTGTACATCTGCCCTAAAAGTTCCATATCTCCAACTTTGATCAGTTGAGGTATTTGCAACTTTAATACTAGCAAATCTTGATCTTGCTCTGGTGTCAACTTTTTCTGTAGAACTTGATATTGTAAAAGGTCCGAGAGGCGAGGATGTTGCAGTGTCAGCCGGGAACTTTCTTAAATTTATAGTTATCTGAGCATTACCAGTAAGTAATTTAAAATCTGGTATAAATCTTCTAATACTCATAAAAAATTGTCCATCACCACCTTGTGACAAGTCAAAATCACCTGATTGTATAAATGCAGGTATTGCTGTTTTTGCTCCTGAAGAATCAACTTCGTTATTGCCTACCTCATGAGCATAATAAGTTGAGGCCCCATTGGCTGCAGTCACCCCTTGGATTACAGGAAAATTTGGTACTCCTGTTGATGAATATTCTGTTGCATAAGGTTTATCATATAGTGTTGCATCTGCGTATGTTGATCTAGCTAGTGAGCCTGTGGTCCATGTATTTTCTGTGTAATTGTAAGTGACCACACGATCAATTAATGTAGAACCGTTTTTAGGATAAAACCAATTTATCTCTTCATATAAATGATTAATACCAGCATAGACTTGTTCACCATTGCCATAACTTATTCCTAAGTTATTTCCAGAACTTGTAAAAACAAAATCTTCAACTAAACATGGTAATGACTTAACTGTCCCGTCATACACGAAAAAGCCCCCTGCCTGTCCCATCCAATAGACGGCACCATTTGCATAAGCAAGAGCATGCTGTCCTATAAGCCCACAGTTAGAACCAACTTGTCTAATAGAAAAAGTAAAAGGTGGTCCAACGAATTGCATTACATAAGCTGACGTATCAGTTAAAATAAAAATGTAATCTTTACCCCTAATAGCTCCTACTATTTTTGTCCCAGAATCAATTCTAAAAGTCCCGGATGTGTTAATAGATGTAGGTGTATAATCTGTTATATCTTCCTGATCAGAAAATCTAATAAACATTTTATCTTGTGTAGATGTATTTCCAATAGTTGTTTCTGTTCCTAATATAATTAAGTGTCTATCTCTTTCAGAAACAATCGACATTACTGATGCCGTTGGAGCATTACTTATAATTGAAGCTCTCGTTGTTAACGCTGCAGGAAAATTACTTATTGTATCCCACTCAAAGCTTTTGCCATTTTTAACTGTTGCAATTAGTTTTGATCCAAAGTGATCTAATGACCATGATGCTGATTCAAGTGTTACACCTCCAGAAATAGATGCACTACCCCATCCTAAAAATACTTCGCAAGTCGCTCCAGATGCATGACCTTGTCTTGTCCCTGCCACAGCTCTAGTTATTCCTGTTAAGTCATTACCTGATATACCAGTGTAACTAATAAATTCAGAATTTACTTTAATCACTCCCGATGTTGGAAAACCAGTCGTTGAAGTTAGAGTTATCGATGTTCCACTTCCTCCTGTACCATTTGCATCGTCAAGAAGTAATCCATTTAACGTTGAGGTTACTCCAGACGATCCTCCCCAACCAGAAGTACCATATCCAAATCCTTGAGTTTGATTTATTGGTCCTACTTTTACATACGGTTGTATGCTTGTTGAACCTGCACCTAAAGTGCTACCGCTAGCTTGACTTGCCATTGTGACTGTGAATGAATCTAAAGATGCGGTTATTACTTCAAAAGGAGTCGATGTAAAATCAGTGTCAACATATCCTGATCCAGGAGGAGCAGTTGTTGATGAAAATAAAAAGATATCTCCTGCCGATAAACCATGATTTATTTTGTTAACAGAAATTGTTGCACTTCCGGCATTTGTGTCAAAAGTAGCTCCGGTTATTGTAGTCTCTAATGGTGTAATATCATAAAAAGCATTCTCATAATAAACTAATAAAACTTTATTTGTTCCTATGGCTGCGTACCTTCTTCCATCTAAATCAGCCCAAATAACTTGATCTCTAGCTACTCCGCATAATGTCTTTGAAGTAATTTGTTCCCAACCACCAATTTTTTCAGGTAAGCCATATCTAAATCTGACAAAATCACCGTCAGTCCATTGTCCTTCTGCTCCTGTCGGAGTAACTTGTTTATTAAAGCCAGGTGCTATTTGTACGTTTGTTAAAGGCATGGCTAATTATAACAGATAATATTCGTATTTTAAATAATCCAACAATCTCTTACCTGGTCTGTGGATACCAATTTTTATGTATATTAAATGCAATTGAGTATCTTGGAGATGTATATTTGAATTTTTTTACCTCATGCCAAGCATCAGGATGAAATAAAACATACCCACCAGTTAC